GGTTTGGAGAACTGGAAGGCAATGACCGTCTCGGACTTCGAGAAGTTCCACACTCTCACACTCGTTGCAAAGTTGCCGTCAACCGCCTCAACTCTGAGTCGGTGGGCTCCGTTGGAGAGCTTGAGCCAGTTTTCCCGACTTACCTCGATCGTGGCTTGCTGTCCGAGGGTCGCTTGATATGTGCGGATCTTCTGGTCATCGAGATACTCATTGATAACGACGTTGTCACCCTCGGCGTCCGTGACGGTGTAGTTCTCGGCAAAAGCTCCCGTCTGCGCCCCGATGTCCGTATCTTGCCCGGAGATGACAGGGGCGGAATTGGTGCGCTTGAAGGTGAGGGAACGGTAGGCCGTGCCGCCTTTCCCGTCCGTGACGGAGATCGTGATCGTGTTGACCGAATTAAGTCCCAGCGTATAGAGCTTTTCCGCTGTGATCGTAAGCGTCAGCGGGGTATTTTTCGGAGCGTTATTCACCGTCCGGAGAACCTCGTCTCCGAGCTTCTCAGTGACCGTGAGAGAGTCCCCGTCTGCATCGTCTACGGTGTATTCATAGGTAAAGCCGAGGTTCTTATCTCCGAGGTTCGTGTCGCTGCCGGAGATGGTCGGGGCGGAGTTCGTGCGGCGGAATGTCCACGTTCTCGCCGCCGTGCCGCCCTGCCCATCCGTGACGACTACTTTGACCGTGTGCGCTCCGAGGCCGAGATCGTTGACGGGTACAGTAATTGTGTTCTGCTGCCCCCTTACTGGGGAAAAGGTCTTTTTTGTAACCCCGTCAATCGACTCCGTCGCCGTCAAGACGTCGCCGGGGTCGGCATCGTTGACGGTGTACTGGATCGTGAAGTTGTTGTTCTTATCCCCCAGATCTCGATCAGTGTCAGAGATCAGAGGGTCAGTGTTCAGAACTTCAAGGACGGGGCGGAAACCGCGGCTGACGTGCCGAAACGAGGACGAGAGGTA